GTTTTGAGAATAGTCTCGCGCAGCTTTATTTCACGACCGATTGTGTTGTTAAAAAAGCCGTTCCATGCAGACTGGAGAATGCCTACAGCTTCTTTTACTGCAAATGTAGCAAGACCTAATTTTGCGAGTACAGTAAGCAACGCGTTGCCTTTAGACGCGGCTAGCTGGAAGCTATTGGCAAGAATGTTGCCTGCTTTTGCAGATTCTTTTAAGTTAATACCTGTTTTAGCTGCTGCTGCGGAGCTCTTAGCTAGCTTTACAAATTGTTCAACTTTGTCACTTAGACCTGGAACGTTTTTACTAATCCGGTAAAATGTTTTAATGTTGTTTGTTGCTGATTTTATATCACTGGTGACACTGCTTAGCCCTTTATTAAGCGAGCGTAAGTCGATATTAAGCTTGCGCTCTCTTGTGGCTTTATCCGCTACCTGCGCTACTTGATTTAGCCCACGTTGAGCAGCCTTAGTGTCAGCTATTACGTTGAGCCGGAAATCAGACACGAGACACTATGCGCTACTCGTATGTTACGCAGAATCGGAAGCGCTAGCTGCTAACGCGGCGTAGACATGCAAAGGAACCTGGCGTGTACGAACGAGCTCGGACAGAATGAACTTGGTGGGCGCATCGGGGCCATCGGCAGTAGCAGCCTCAGGCTTCCAATCAGGGAAGGGGAGAAACTCGCGGGGCTGGATCTTGGGTGCAGGTCGTTTAGACCCGGAAAACCCATGAGCAACCTGTATAAGCACACCGGTGAGGCGCGCTGCGGTCACGCTATGTGTATTGGCACGTGCACAGTCATGGTCGTCGATCTGCCGCAGCAGCCAGCGAATTGTGCTGATTGGAGTACGAAGAAAGCGCTCGGGGGTGAAATCACCTCCGATAGCAGAGGACCGAACTCGGAAATAGACCGCGTCCCAGTCCGCCAGTGGAGCCCGAAGCGTGTCCTCGGCATCCTTCAGTATTTGCTCGGGGCTTAACTCGGCTCTTCGGGCTCCGGGGCGTTTCCCTCCGACTTTGGCCAACCATCGCGCTCCCAGGTAACCAGCTCGAAGATCTTCTCCATTAAGCGTCCAGGAATCGCCTCGGTGTCGGCCTCAGTCCAGTCGGAGAGCTTTTGCCAATCCTTCGTACGAGTGCCTGGACTTCCGAGTAATTTTGCTTCGCCGCGATACTGCATGAAAAGCGTAACAAAAGCGATTTGCTGCTCTACTGCACCGACCGAATCACGCTGTAGCTCTTCAAGTTCGCTGGCATAATCGTACAGGAGCTCCTGATTCTCTTCATCAGAACTACCAAGAAGCTCAATTGCTTCTTTTGTTGTAATTTTCTTATCTTGTGCTATACGCTTAGCAAGTTTAAGCGAACGGAATGTCGATTTGGATTGTTTACGACCTATCGCTTCAATACCCTTAGCTTCACCCGGGACGAGGTCGTGATACACCGGAAACCGGAAAGGACCAATCTCGTGGTACTCCTCAGGTGAAAAGAGCAGAGACGCGTACTTAGACATGGACTAAAGGGAGATCGATGGACCACGACCTGAAAGGCTCGGGTTGATTAACGAGCTCGTCAGGCAATTCAACCATAACGCTAGCAGTTTCATACGCTAGGCGTATAGACTTGAATGGGATCAGGGGTTCCAGGAACAGGGCGCCGCAGTGCAATGCGTCGTCTTGTTCTTGACAATTCACCGCATACACCATGTGGGCGGCGTCCATCAGAAGGTCGTGTTGCATCGGATTGCGTAAAAAAAAAAGCCCTGCAAAAGCAGGGCTAAAGGATTGGCTCCTCCTCAGTCTGACGGTTAAGCGGTCTTGAAGAGGCTTGTGAAACCTTCAAGTGAGAAAAGCACACCAGATGCAGAAGGGTTACCGCTGCCATCGAGGGCCTGCTTGATGGCTCCGTCTGCCACACGGAGGCGGTAGATGGTGTCAGCAGCCAGGTCGGCAGTGGGGTTGATAGTGACCACGTTGCCCCCGACACCGCCCAAGGTGACAGTGGCAGGTGCAAGGACGCCGGTGTCTGCAACCTCGAGGCGGAAGCCACCTCCATCGGTTTGGCCCAGGTTGAGCTGCGCGAGAGCAGTCGCACCGTCGCTGGTGTAAGTGACAGTGAGGTCGTCAGTCACAGCGATCGAGTCCGCGTTAGCTGCGGGAACCACGGCGTAGCGGCGATCACCGGAGCCGGCTGCAGTGAACAGCAAGCTGGACTGCACCCCACCAAAGGCGAGCTGCGTGGAGCCGGCGTCATAACGGCCAAATACTGGACGTCCTCGGGACATTAGGTCAAAGGACACCTCAGTGAGACCTTCGGCTGTGAGGTTTTCGTTGTAATTCATCACCACGGCGTTGAAGCCGGTGAAGTCATACATGTAGTTGCCGGACTCACCGTAAGCCTGGCCGAGCTCCTTCAGAAACTCGACGTAGATCTCGAAATCCTTGTTGTAGCGGGCTTTTTCGATGAGGCTGAAACCTTCTTCGTAAGCACCGCGGAACTGGGGACAGTTCTGGCCGGCAGGGGTTTCTGTGTTCTTCAGGAAGTAGGCAGTCACAGATGCCTGCACCGTGGAACTGGTGATCAGCGAATCACCCCAGCCATCGTCACCCAGAAGACGGAACTCCTGGTTGTTGTCGTTGATGGCGAAGCTGGTGTTGCTCACACCTTGCATCTCGACGTATCTCGAGCCTGCGTCAAGGGAGGGCAGGGTAATCAGGCCGGCGGTGTCGCGCGTAGCGAAATAACGGCAGGGTGGGGTCAGGTCCACGGCGCGGACAAGGGTCCGGTGAGCCTTGTGGAAAGACAGCCCGATGGCATAATCAGCCATGGTTTGTACTCCTTAGGGGATCGGGGGGTTGAGAACGGGTCCAAGAATGGACACCGTCAAGGCCTCATAGGTGGCCTCAGTCCGGGGCGTGGGGGTAGCACGGTCCCGGGGGAAAACGCGAGCCAAACGTCTGCTGATGTCCAGCAGGGTGGTTGCCATACGTGTTCCCTTTTGCGTGCCATAGTTGGTAAAACGAATCGGCCAGCGCTCGAAGGACACAACGGCTCCGACAGAGCCGGGTGAAGTGATCTCAGGCATGTCCGAAATCGTGCACTCGATACCGGTGACTACCCAGTCAGAAGGCACCATGTAGGCCCCAACGACGTAAACCGCTGGGATACGGGTGCCGTTAGGCAGTGAGTAGTACCCCGGCCAGTCAGCCTCAGGACGCAAAGTGGTTCCGTCGCTCTCGTAAAGGTTCAGGATGTAGCGCTCGATTGTCGTGCGTACATCTCGGACCTGAGGGCATGCGGTGCTGACAGTCATTGCTGCTGCCTCCTTAATGCCTCTTGTACGAAACGCTGAAACTGTGCGGGGGCTTCCTCCAGAGGAACTTTCGTCCAAGGGCGCCCGGGGAACCGGAGCCCAGAAGTAGAGACTCCGCCCTCGTGGACTTGCGCGGCATACTCCACAGGCCAGGTGAACGTAATCGAGCCATCTGGATTGATGACGCGCGTCTGGCTGGCGCGGAGGCGGCCGGTGTCAACGATGTCCCGCACTTGTGGCGGGGTGGGGTAGTCCCACTTGGCGGCGGAAATCTCATCCGTGAAGCGGGTATCGAGCCAGCTAGCGAGCTGCTGCGTTGCCTGGGCAGCGGCAGCGCGGAGCTGGTTGTTGAGCGGACGCTTAGCCATTGTTCGGACCTCCGATTACACGAAATGTGCCTTGAATGGATTGCCGAATGTCCTGATAAGCAGCGTTATCCATATTGAGCTCAAAAACGAGCTCAAAACGGCCGTGATAGCCGTTAATAACGGCTTCAGCTTGACTGCCATTGGTAATCCGCGTGTCTAAACGCGCAGGACTTAATAACCGACCACTGCAGTTGTAACTAGAGTTGTCAGCACCTGACTGCCCATTCCAAGAAGGAGCTTCAAGGTTTAGAGCTGCCAGGTATTCGACAGTCTCAGACGTTTGAATCGTGTTTCCCGTAGCTGGATCCACGCTGATCTGAGTCCCACCGACCTCGAAAGCCAGCTGAGCATTCCCCCAAGGGGCGTAGTTGGCGATAGTGGTGGCGGAAATAGCCATGGCTACAGCGCGAAGCCAGCTAAAGGCAATGTGTCTTTCAGCCGTTCATACTCCTGTCCATAAAGACTGGCGTTGAAACCGGTGCCTAAAGGTTGCCCTGATTGACTGCCGACCTGAAGGCCGACTTGCATCACTCGGGTGGAGAGACTATGGGCCGCCAGATAGCTGACAGCCTCGGTGTGGACTTCACCCCATTGCGTTTCTGGGGTGGCACGCCCCGCCTCTGCGAGCGCTCCCTCGACAATGGCGAGAGTGAGCTCCCCGAACTCGGGGAACCGAGTCAGAAAATCGCTTGAGGTGGGGACAGCCATCAGCCCTTACCTTCCGAAATGGCCGCAACGCGCTTGTTAATCGCGTTGAGGACGCGGATGCGTTGCTCACCTCCCTCCCAGCGGCGGAGCTGGGTAACGTCGAAGCTGTCCTCCACAAGACTCATGGCCTGAGTTACAGGCATGTCGGCAAGGGAGTCAGTT